CCTGAGTTCGACGGCGACGGCGTGCGCAGTCTCGCCTATGCGATCGAGGTCGGCGGGCTGACGTTCAAGGGTTCCATGCTCAATGCGGGACACACGAAGGCGGCGCAGGCCGTGCGCGAGCTCGGCAATGCGCGCGTGTGCTGGCCGACGTTCAAGACGGCGCGCGGGCTGTATGAGCAGCTCGCCGGCCCGGTCGACAAGCTGACCGACTTTAACGACCTGCACCAGGCAGAGGGCCTCGAGGCGGTCGCGCGGCAAGTGTCGAAGGCGGTTACGCCAAAGGCCGCGCCGGCTGCGCCTGCGGCGGCGGGTAAGGGCGGCGCCAGCCGAAGCCGGATCGATTGGGATATCGTCGATCGGCTCCTCGATCACTACACGCTGATACGTGGCACCGACACGGTTTACGACGGGGAAAATCGCGACATTCTCACCGTCGCGAATCTCAAGCTCGCCGAGGGGTCGCCGTCGGTGTCGTATTGGCTTGCACATGATCGCCGGCGAACGGTGTTGAAAGAGCGGGTCGTATTCGATCCGACTTGCTGCGTCGATCCCGAGACGCACATAAACCTTTTCGACCCCGACGAGATCCGCAAGCCGGGCGCGTGTCCGGCCGACTGCGCGCGGTTGCTGCGGTTGCTGCAATACCTATGCGGCGAGGCCGACCGGGACCAGGCGCCGATAACCGATTGGGTGCTGCGGTGGCTCGCGTATCCGCTGCAGCATGTCGGCGCCAAGATGCAGACGGCGCTCGTGATGGCTGGCCCCGAGGGCACGGGGAAGAATATTTTCTTCGGGGCCGTGAAGGCGATATACGGGCGCTATGGCGCCATCATCACGCAAACCGAAATCGAATCGCCGTACACGGCTTGGCGCTCGCGGAAGCTATTCATCATCGCGAACGAAATCATCACGCGCCAGGAAATGCGGCACCAGGTCGGCAAGCTGAAAAACCTCGTGACCGAGGGCGAGCTGCCGATCGATGAAAAGTACATGCCGCTCCGGTACGAAGCGAACCACGTCAATTTGTGTTTTTTCTCGAACGAGCTGCAGCCGCTATTCGTGCCGAAGGGCGATCGCCGATACCTGGTGATCCGTACGCCGGAACCGATGCCCGAATCGGAATACGTCGATGTCGTCGCCGAGGTCGACGCCGGCGGTGCTGACGCGCTGCATGCGTACCTGCTCGGCCTTGACCTCGGCGGCTTCGCGCCCTGGTCTAAACCGCCGATGACGGACGCGAAAGAGAATCTAATCGAGCTCGGGCTTTCGTCGGTCGAGCTGTTCTTTCGGGAATGGAAGGACGGGCTTCTACCGTATCCCTATGGCCCGGCCTTGGCCGACGACGTGTACGCCGCCTATCGGAAGTTTTGCGAGCGGGCCGGCGAGCGGATGCCGGTCAAGGACAATCGCTTTTGGCCTGAGATCCTGACGCTCGAGCCGACGTCCCGAAAGGACCGAATGCGGATCGTTGATCCCGATCCGTCGAGTGCCGGCGGGGCGCGCCAGCGGCGCGTCTTCCTGGTCGGCGCGCCGAGCGAGGGAAAGGACCTCGCCGAATGGATCAAAGACAACTTGCTGGCGTTCCGAAACGCGCTCGGGGGTGGCCGATGATCGCCGCTCGTGGCCTCGCGTGGCCTCGCCGCTTGCATGTTGTGCCAGGTGTGCCGGGTTCGCGTATTAGCCCGGCACAGCCTAACCCGTTGATATTGCGCCGCCGTGCCGGGTGTGCCGGGTGTGCCGGGCTCGCGGCGGGACCTATGCACACATGCGCGCACATGCGCGCGCGCGCGCCCGCATGCGTACGCCATAGATCCTACTTTTACCCGACTCACCCGGCACACCCGGCACAGGGTCGACATTCTTCCATGCAATCAACCGGGTTTGCTGTGCCGGGTTGTGTGCCGGGTGTGCCGGGCTAAGGGGGCGGTATGCGTATCGACGTTCGAGACAACTTCGCGCAGGTAAAGGGCGACCTTGATCGACTGCAGCGGGACATCCGCGAGAAGGCAATCGCGCGCGCACTGAACCGCACGGCCGAGCAGGCAAAAACCGCAATGGTTCGCACGATCACGAGCGAATTCGCGATTAAGGCCTCGGAGGTTCGGCCGCTGCTCTCGATCCGCCAGGCGCGAGGCGGTGCATTCGGATCGGCTCTCGAGGCGACGCTCGAGGCCTTGCGCGGTCGACGAGGGCGCGGATTGAACGTGATCCGGTTCGGCGCGCGGCCGGCGCCAGGTCGGGGCCGGAAGCTCGTCAAGTTCCGCGGCTCGAGGGGATGGGCGCAGCGCGTCGTTCCTGTCGGCGGCGGCGTGGCGGTTCGCATCAAGAAAGGCGGCGGGCGGAAGACGATCGCGCATGCCTTCATCGGGAACGATGGGCGAACGGTGTTCATCCGCACGGGCGACGATCGGTTGCCGATCCGCGGCGTAACGACGGTCGACGTCCCGCAAATGTTCAACACGAAGCGGATAAACGCCGCCGTCGTGAAAGTCATCCGGGAGAAGTTCCCCGAGGTCCTCGCGCGTGAAACGCGCTTCTATGTGGAAAGGTTCGGACGATGAAACGCGAACGAATGGCGGCAATCTTCAATGAGTGGGCGAGACGCTATGCCGACAATCCCGAGCAGTTCACGCTCGACATTCTCGACAAGGACGGGCGCCCGGTCGCGGACTATGGCGAGGCCTGCGCGGTCTACTTCGAGCAGCTCGACGGGGAGCTGCCGCAATGAGCGATCCGCGCTTGCGTGTTGCCGAGTTCGACCTGCAGCAACTTGTCGGGCTGCTCGACCTGCCGAACGTGTCGGTCGTCCGATGTGAGGTCGACAACTTCATGCAGCCGCCGGCCTTGATGCTGGTCCTATGCGGCCCGGACTTTGGTCCCGTGGGGGATGGGCAATTGATCCCGATCGTTCGCCCGGCCTTCGATCGGTTCGGGTTCGTCGACTGGCATATGCGATCGCGCGAGGACCTGCCGGCCGACCATCCTCGAGGCCGATCGGAAGCGCTCGACCGGCTCGAGGTCCTGGCGGCGATCGAGGACGAGCGCATGCGCCAGGTCGAGGCCGAGGGGTTCGATAGCGCGCACGATGACGAGCACCTCGCGGGCGATCTGGCGGCCGCGGGGAGCGCATATGCCGAGCGAGCCGCGGACTTCATGCGGCGCGCGTTGGTATCCAGCGGGCCGCCGGTGTCGTGGCCGTTTCATCCTTCATGGTTCAAGCCGAGATCACCAGAGCGCGACCTAGTGCGTGCTGCGGCGTTGATCGTTGCCGAGCTTGAGCGCATGAAGCGCGCGCAACGCAAGGCGCGACAGGAAGGGGGGGCGAATGATGCGGGCGGTTAAGTGGGGGATCGTGCATGCGCTGTTCATGGCGGTGCTAGTCGCGGGGATGGTGTTCGACGTGAAAGGCGCTGCGAATGTTGCTTTGTGGGTCGCTTGGCTAAACATCTTCCTCGGCCTCTTCCTGCTATGCGACGACGTATGCGAGAGGCTTCGCGCACGGGGGCGAAGTGTGCCTGCGCCCGTCGCTGTCGGCTGTGACATCGTGGTTGTCGTGCTCATGGTGTGGCATGGGTGGATGGTGACGGCGGCCGGGTGGACGTTGCATTCGTTCCTCGAATATTCGGCGTTCGATTTGGGGAGCTCACGCGGACCGGGTCGCGCGCAACGCAATACACAGCAGGAAGGCGGCAAGTAATGGCAGCGGCGCGGCGTGGGCTTTCACTGCAGCAGCGCGACGCATACGTCCGCTTCGATCCGTTCGAGGGCGATCGAGACGTCGACGTGCGGTGTCGCGTGGTGAAGATTGTTCGCACGCGGCGGGTGCATCGTTGCATATCGCCGATCGGCCGCGACGCGCTGCACGAGATGCCGGCGGGCACCATGGCGCGATACGAGCACGCGCTAGTCGAGGGGGAATGGCGTTCGTTCTACGTGTGCGCGGCCTGCATGGATGCGTGGCTGGCTATGGTAGCGGGTCCCTCCTGGGTCAAACCCACGCGGAGCGAAACGAGCGCGGAAAATCTCCAGATGTCCGGGGGCCATGATGCTTGACACATCACCCGGCAATTCGGCCGACGAGTCCGACGGCGATCGCTCGAGCCGGCCGGGGCTCGTCACGCAGGCCGAATTCGCACGTCGTTACGGCGTCACGCGCCAGGCCGTCGGCGACCTGGTCGCGCGTGGCGTGATCCAGCTCGTCGACGAACTGGTCGACGAGGCCGCGGCGATCGCCGCGATCGCGCGCTCGCACGACCCGGCGCGGCCGTCGAAGGTCCTCGAGGCCGCTCGCGCTGCAGGGTTGCCCGTCGCGCCCTCGGCCGAAGAGGAGGCGCGCTCGTTCAACGAAGCGAAGACGCGTCGCGAGCTGGCCGAGGCGAAGCGAGCCGAGCTGCGCCTCGCGAAAGAGTCGGGCGAGCTCGTCGAGCTCGCGGCCGTCGTTACTGCCTGGTCGAACCTGGTCAACGCCGCGCGGACGCGGCTCCTCGCGGTGAGCTCCTCGCCCGATATTCCCGACGCGCTGCGGCCCGTGATCGCTGCGCGCATTGGCGAGGCTCTGCAGGAACTTGCGGATCATGACCCCGGAAGCCTCGTCGAAACTGATTGACGCGCTCGGGCGCGTGCTGCCTCGATGGGCGCCGCCGGCGAAGCTGACGCCGGCGCAGTGGATCGAGGCGCACATGCGGTTGCCCGATACCTCGGCGATCGCCGGCCGCTACTCGCTCGCCGTCACGCCGTATCTACGCGAGCCGCTCGAGGCGCTCGCCGATCCGGCGGTGCGCGAGGTCGCCGGGCAAAAGTCGTCGCAAATCGGCTGGACGATGGGGCTCGTTATGGGCTGGATCGGTTACACGATCGACCATGACCCGACCTCGATGATCGTCATGTTCCCTCGCGATAAGACGGCGCGCGATTTCAATATCGAGAAGTTCGAGCCGGTCGTCGAGGCCTCGCCGTCGCTCGCGGAGAAGATCACGGTTAAGAGCCGCTCGCGCGACTATCGACAGGACCATAAGACCTACGCCGGCGGATTCTGCAAGCTGGTCGGGTCCAATTCGCCCGGCGCGGTCAAGTCGACCAGTGCGAAGCGCTTGATCGTCGAGGAACCCGACGATTGCAACGTCAACATCAAGGGGCAAGGCGACTCGATCGAGCTGCTCCGCGATCGCGGCAAGACATACGCCGACGCGAAATTGCTCGTCGGCGGGACGCCGACGATCAAGGGCGTATCGTCGATCGAGGCCGAGCTCGCGAAGTCGGACCAGCGCGAATTCTTCGTCCCGTGTCATCACTGCGGCGATTCGGCGCCGCTCGTATGGGAAAACGTTCGATGGTCGACCGAAGAGGACGCGCCCGCGCATCCGGTATACGGTCGCGCGCGCCCGGAAACGGCGCGCTACGTGTGCCCGTTGTGCGGTGGCGAATGGTCGAGTTCGGAGAAGAACGCGAACGTCGCGCGCGCCGAGCGCGACGGCGGCGGGTGGCGGCCGATGGCGCCGTTCCATGGCATCCGCGGTTATTACTTCTCCGAGCTGCTGTCGCCGTTCGCCGAGTCGGCCCTCGATCGCCTGGTCGGGAAGTATCTCGCCGCGAAACACGAGGCCGACCAAGGCAAGATCGGCGCGCTAATCGCGTTTTGGAACGGCACGCTCGGCCGCCCGTGGGAATGGAAGGCCGACGTACCCGAAGAGGACGACCTGCGCGATCGCGCGCTCGATTATCCGGAATGGACGGTGCCGGCCGGCGGCCTGGTGCTAACCGCCGGCCTCGATGTCCAGCACGACCGGATCGCGATCGTCGTTCGTGCATGGGGGCGCGGCGAAGAATCCTGGCTGGTGTTTTGGGGCGAGCTGTTCGGGAACGTGCTCGAGTGGGAAGTATGGGAAGCCGTATGGGCGACGATCTTCGCGCGCACCTACCGAACCGCGAGCGGCGCCTCGATCAACATCGCGGCCGCGTCGTTCGACGCGTCGGACGGGCAAACGGACGACGCGGTATACAAAGCCGTTCGCGAATTTAACCGCCGGCTCGGCGCCCGGCGCGTGATGGCGATCAAGGGCTCGAGCATCGATACGCGAGAGATTTTCTCTAAGCCGCGCGTGATCGACGTCAATCACAAGCACAAGGCCGCGCGGTACGGCCTGGCGATCTACATGGTCGGAGCATCGCGCGCGAAGGATCTAATCGTCGGCGGCGAAGGTGGCGGCCGATTGAAGCTATCCGGCAACGGGCCGGGCCGTATCCATTTCTATCGCGACGTCCGGCCGGACTATTTCGAGCAGATCCTCGCCGAGGTCAAGGTTCCGTCGGGGAAGCAGGGAAAAAAGAAATGGCTCGCGAAGGCGGGCAAGCGAAACGAGGCGCTCGACTGCGAGGTTTACGCGCTGCACGCGGCGCGTTCGCTGCGGCTCGATCAATACACGGAAGCGCGATGGACCTCGCTCGAGCTCGTGATTATGCAGGGGTCGCTATTCGGCCCCGACGGTCCGTCGCAGGAAGACGAGCGGGAGAACGAGGAAGGCGACCAGGTCGAGGCCTTGCCGGTCGCAAATGATGAACCGCCGCCGAGCTCGGAGGCGCCGAGCTCGCCGCCGGCGGCCGTCGCCGAAGTGCAGACGTCTGCACTCGTACAAGAGCCGACGCCGGCCAAACCATACAAGCCGCAACCGCCGGCGCGTCGCCCGATCATGGCGCCGCGTCGGCCTGGATTCGCAACGGGGTGGAAATGACCGACAAGCAAACGAGGGTCGATATGATCGTGCGCAAGATGGCAGAGGAATTCGAGCGGGTGCTCGGGACGACGATTAAGCCGGAACAACGCGCGACCGTTGAGCGGTCCATCATGGAAGCATTCGGCGGCGAGCGGGTGTATGTCCCGAAGGGCTCGCGCTTCGTGCTCGGCGAGCACAAATTCGACATGAGCGGCGGCGTCCATGAGGTCATGCGCCGATACAGCATCGGCAGGACGAAGGCATACGAGCTCATGCGCAAAAAATAATCCGCGTTTTGCCTTAACCGCGGACGAAGTCGGGGGCACGATGCGCGTCCATGACGACCCCGACGAACGAACCGATCGAGCTGCGCGCCGGCGATACATGGGAATGGCGGCGCGATGACCTGGCCGACTACCCGGCGCCGACCTGGTCGCTAAAGTATCGATTTAAGAATGCCGCCGGCGGGTTCGAGGTCACGGCAACGGCCGACGGCTCGGCCTTCGCGATTTCCGTCGCCGCGTCCACAACGGCCGGCTATGCCGCCGGCGTTTACGACTGGTATGCATGGGTCCAGTCGGGCGCCGTGCAGAAAACCGTCGACGAGGGGAAGCTCACCGTAAAACCCGACTTTCGCTCGGGTGCCGCATCTGCCGCGTTCGATGCGCGATCGCACGCACGCAAGACGCTCGAGGCGATCGAGGCCGTGATCGAGAAGCGCGCGACGCTCGATCAACAGGCGTACGCGATCAACGGGCGATCGCTGCAGCGGACGCCGATCGCCGACCTTATCAAGCTGCGCAGCATTTACCGGCTCGAGGTCAAGCGCGAAGAGGCGGCCGAGGCGGGACGTAACGGATACACGCCGGCCGGCGGCGTGTTCATTTCCTTTCGGGGCTGACCGTGGCCGGCCTCGTCAATCGAATTGCTGCCCGATTCGGCTTTGTCCGCAAGACCGAAGCGCGCGCGGTCGCCGAGGGCGTGATTCGGTCCTATCAGGCCGCAGTCGTCAATCGACTTACGGCCGACTGGTCGCCGGCGATCCTGACCGAAGAGGCCGAGCTGCGCCGAGGCCTGCGCGCGCTGCGGGGGCGCTCGAGGTCGCTCGCGCAGAATAACGACTATGTGAAATCGTGGCTGCGCAAGTCGAAAGCGAACATCGTCGGACCGGACGGCATTCGTCTGCAGATGAACGTGCGGCAGGACGACGGCACGAAGGATGCGACGGCGAACGCGATCATCGAACGCGAATGGGCGCGCTGGTCGAAGGTCGGAACGGCGACCGTCTGCGGGCGCCTGTCGTTGATCGATGCGCTCGACATGATCGTCGAGTCGGCGATGCGCGACGGCGAATGCCTGGTGCGTATGGTCACGGTCCCGACGACCCGCAATCGGTGGGGCTTTGCGTTGCAAGTGATCGAGGCCGACCAGCTCGACGAGACGCACAATCCCGACCTGCCGAACGGCAATCAAGTTCGGATGTCGATCGAGTTCACGCCGGAAGGGCGTCCGGTTGCCGCGTGGCTGTTGACTCGACATCCCGGCGACGTGACGGGCGGATCGCGCGAGCGTGTGCGCGTGCCTATGGACGAGCTCGTGCATTTCGTCGCGGTGTATCACCGGCCGACGCAGCCGCGCGGCGTACCCGAAGCGCATACGGCGATGATTCGGCTAAATCACTTCGGCGCGTATGAGGAAGCCGAGGTCGTCGCGTCGCGCGTTGCGGCCTCGAAAATGGGCTTTTTCAAGTCGCCCGACGGGGAACCGCCGCCAGGCGTCACGCCGGAGAATCCGAACGACCCGAACAATCCGGGCCGGTTCATTGAAGAGGCAACGCCGGGCATGTTCGGCGTCCTGCCCGAGGGTTACGACTTCGTATCGTTCGATCCGCAACATCCGGCCGCCAACTACGCGAGCGCGGGGAAAATGTTCCTGCGCGGTGCGTCGGCCGGCCTGGGGATCAATTACAACGAACTGGCGAACGACCTCGAGGGCGTCAACTATTCGAGCTTGCGCTCGGCGACGTTGTCCGACCGTGACCTATGGTCGCGATGGCAGCGTCGCGTGATCGAGCACGTCCTCGACCGAATCTTCCCGGTGTGGCTGCGTAATTCGATGCTCGCCGGCGCAATCACGTTGCCGCTATCCAAGTTCGACAAGTTCAACGCGCCGCAATGGCGCGCGCGCGGTTGGCAATGGGTCGACCCGTTGAAAGACGCGCAAGCGAAAGCGCTCGAGCTCGATCGCAATCTCACGACCCGGCGGCGAATCCTGGCCGAACGCGGCGAAGACCTCGACGAGGTCCTCGCCGAGCGCGCGGCCGAGGAGGCGCTGCTCACTTCCTACAAGCTCGCCGATGCGAAGACCTCGGCAACCGTGAACCCAGCGAAGGAGGGCGATCCGAATGCCTGACGGAACGAAATCACTCAAGCTCGGCATGCAGTACCGAGCCGTACAGATCGATCGCGCCCTCGTCGACGAGGAAAAGCGGACAGTCGAAATCACTTTCTCGAGCGAAGCGCGGGTCCCGCGCTATTACGGCTTCGAGGTCCTCGATCACGGGCAACAGTCCGTGCGCCTCGACCGGCTGCGCACATCGGCGCCGCTGCTCATGAATCACGACCTGCGCGACCAGGTCGGCGTAATCGATGAGGTTTCCATCGGCCCCGATCGGCGAGGTCGGGCAATCGTGCGCTTCAGTCAAAGCGCGCGCGCCTCGGAAGTCTTTCGCGATGTGCTCGACAGCATTCGAACGAATGTCTCGGTCGGGTATTTGATCCATGACGCAGTCGAGGCCGGCGTGGAGAACGACCGGCCCGTCGTGCGTATCACGGATTGGGAGCCGTACGAAATTTCGATCGTTTCAGTCCCGGCCGACACGACCGTCGGCACGAACCGCAGCGATCTACCGCAACCGCGTGACATTGTCATCCGACAGGAGAATCCGACCATGGAAAAAGCACCCGAAGTAACCGTCGACCTCGAGAAGATCCGAGCCGAGGAGCGCAAGCGCTACGCCGAGTTTCGCGCCGTTGCCGTGCAGGCGAAGGTCGACGTAACGAAGGCCGAAGAAGCGATCATCGCCGGCCGCTCGCTCGAGGAGTTCCGTACCGAATGCTTTAACGCCGTGCTCGCGCGGCAAGAGCAGTCGCCGGCGACGCTCGACATGCCGAAGAAAGAGGCGCAAGCCTACTCGATGCGAAAGGCGATCCTCGCCCTCGCGACGCGCGATTGGAAGGGCGCCGGGCTCGAGCTCGAGGCGCATACCGAGATCCATAAGCGGATCGGCGTCGACCCGCGGATGGAAAACGCGATTTTTGTCCCGAACGACGTGCAGCTCGTGCGCCGCGACTTCGTGAACATGGAAGCCGTTCGCGCGCTGCTCGCGCAATACGGCCGTCGCGACTTGACGGTCGGCACGGCAACCGCCGGCGGGAACCTGGTCGCGACGAACCTCCTCACGGGATCAATGATCGAGATCCTTCGCAATCGCGCCGTCCTGTTGCAGCTCGGCGCGCGCTTCCTGTCCGGCCTGGTCGGGAACGTCGCGATTCCGAAGCAGTCCGGCGCCGCGACCGGATATTGGCTCACGAACGAGGCGACAGCCGTCACGGAAAGCCAACAGACGATCGCGCAAGTGACGATGTCGCCGAAGACGCTCGGTTGCTATACCGAGTTTTCCCGGCAACTGCTGCTGCAGGCGTCGGTCGACGTCGAGCAGTTCATTTCGGACGACTTCGCTCGCGTGATCGCCCTCGCGATCGATGTCGCCGGCATCCGTGGGTCTGGTTCTGGCGGCGAGCCGACCGGCATCGTCGGAACGAGCGGGATCGGTTCCGTAACCGGGACCTCGCTCGGCTGGGCCGGGATCGTCGAGTTCCAAACCGACGTCGGCACGGCGAACGCGCTCACGAACGATTGCGCGTACCTGACGACGCCGGCTGTCGCTGGCTTGATGATGCAGCGGCAGCGCTTCTCGAGCACCGACTCGCCCTTGTGGGTGGGCTCGCTTCTCGATGGCCTTATGGGTGGCCTGCGAGCTGCAGCGTCGGCGCAGATGGCCGCCGCGACGATGCTTTTCGGCGACTTCGCGCAGCTCATTATCGGCGAATGGGGCATGTTCGAGATCGCGACGAACCCGTATGCCAACTTCGCCGCCGGCATCACGGGCGTGCGTGGCATGCAGTCGATCGACGTCGGCGTGCGCCAGGCCGGCGCGTTCAGTTATGCGAGCTCGATCACCTAATACCGTGTCGGCGCCCGAGAGGGCCGCGAACGCCGGCTAACCAGGCGTGACGGGGGCCAGAGGCCCCGAATCCCTTCAACCGTTCAGGAGTTCGAAATGCTCAACGTGCAAACACCAGGCGCGCCGCAGCCGAAGGAAAAGGTAAAGGTCCTGCGGCCTTTCATTCACAACGGCGAACGCGTGACCGTCGATAGCGTGATTTCCGTCGATCAAACGCTCGCGCTCGAGCTCCGGAATTCCGGCAAGGCCGAAGCGACCGACGAGAAGCTGCGCCAGGCGCCCGACAAGCCGAACCCGGCGCCGGCCGAGTCGAAGTCCGTAGACGCGTCAGCATAAGAGGGGAACTTTAACGACGCGCCGCCGATTGTGTGAACAAAGGAACGGGAAGCTATGACCATAGAGCTTTTAACCGCATTGAGGCTGGCCGGTGTTTCGCACTCGGCGGGCGCGTCCTTCACGCTTGATCCGGGCTTAGAGGCCGAGCTTGTCGGCCGTTCGGTCGCTCGGCTTATCAATCCCGAGGCATTTAGCGGATTGCCGATCGCTAATCCGAGATTCGCGCTCAATCAGCATGGGCATTTGCTCGGTCTGCTCGGGGTCAACGATCGGCCGACCGTTCTAAACGGTGCCCTTGACGTGCGGAACTTCGGCGCCAAGTGCGACGGCAAAGCGCTTTACGACGTGACGGCAACCAATGCGGCGGCATCCGCAATTAGCTCGGCGTCTGCCGTGTTTACAGCGGCGGATATTGGTAAGGCGTGCGCGATCATTCCATATACAGATACCGGATTGACCCCGCGATGGGGAACGATCACGGGCGTTACGGGCGCGAACAACTGTACGACATCGTTAAGCGCGGCGCCTGGGGCGCTGTCCGGGGCGACGTTCGTATATGGGACCGACGACGCTGCGGCGATCGATGCGGCGCTCGCAGCGGCGAAGCTCATATTCGGGTCGGTGTTCTTTCCGATTGGCATTACTTGTACGACCGGCGTCCATGTCGTGCCGACGGGGGTTACATTCGAGGGGGCCGCGAGTTTCCCGACCGGTGGTAAGGCGAAGGACTTCAAGCACTACGGGGCGAATCTCGTATTGCTCCGAAGCCGAATCGCTAACAACTTCTTGACGCTCGGGGATACCGGGGGCGCCGATCCGCGGGGGGTGACGCTACGGCATCTTAACGTCGACTGCTTTAACCTCTCGAACCATAACGTCGACACGGGCGGCGGTCGAACGGCTCACGTTTACGCGTGTACGTTGGTGCGAGGGGTCCAGGCGACCGTGCAAGGGGGCGCGACGCTCAATTTGCACGACAATTGCATACTCGGACAGAATAACTATAACGTTGTTCAAGTCGGAGGCGACTCCCGCGTCGTGGCGAATAACGTTACCGGCGCGGGCAACGGGTATTACGCGATCAAGGCGTCGAATCCGGACGACATATTGATCGGCTTCAATCACGTTTGGAAAGACTCGGTTGCAAGCTCAATGCTCGGCGGGGGCATCTGGTTAAGCTTCAACTCCGGCAACGTGCTGTCCGGGTCTGTCGCCGTCATCGGCAACAAATGCGATACAAGTTACGGACCGCATATCCGAGTATCTGCGACTGGCAACTCGATCGGTCGAGGGCTGCAGATTATCGGGAATCTCGGATTCCAGAATGCTGCAGTTCCGAGCGCGACTTACCCGTTCTTGGAGCTTTCTGTCGAGGCTGGCAGCGCTCTGCGGGCCGTTGTGATTACTGGCAATAACGGCCGCGGCTCGTTTCATTCCGCGGCGAGCGGTCGCTATACGTACTTCATTCTTGGGTCGATTGCTGGGAATGTATACGGGTCGGTCGTGGGGCAGAACGTCATCGACAACTGCGACGCGTTGTATTCGGGATTCACTCCAGATCACGACGGCGGGAACATCGTCATCGCGGGGTCGGGGACTACGCTCACAAAGTCGACGACGACGTAAGACGATGGCCGCCTTTGACGCCGCGGAGTTCTTTATCGTTGACGAGTTCGCCGACGTCGCGACCGTCAACGGCTCGCGCACGGTGAACGGCCTTCTCGACCTCGAGGTCGGCCAGGCGCTCGGCTTCGATGCGGCTGGCATCGGTTGGACCTGCCGCGTCGAGGATGCGCTCGAGCAAGGCGACTCGATCGTGATCGATGGCACGACGTATCGGGTCGCCGAGCGGCTCGCCGGCGATCGCGCCGTCGTGACCTGGCGGCTTCACAGGTCGACGTAATGGCCGATCACATCACAAAGCAGGCGATCGACCGAATCGGCGCATTGATCGCCGGCGGTTCGACCGATGCCGGCGCAAACGTTTTCGTCGGGCGCGTGACGCCGCTCGCTGCGGGCGAGCTGCCGGGCGTCAAGGTTATGGGCGGCGATGAGGAGCTCGAGACGGCAACGTTTCACGATCCGCCGCAGATCACGCGCCGCGCTTCGGTCGATATCGAGTGCCACGTCGAGGAGCTCGACGGATACGACGCGGCCGCCTACGCACTGCTTTTGCAGATCGAGCACCTTATCGCGTCCGACTCGACGCTCGACGGTGTCGCCGTCGACTGCGCGCCCGTCGGCGTGACCTGGGAGCGTGAGGCCGGGGCGGAAGTGCCTGTCGTTCGGGCAACGCTTCGATGCATTGCCGAGCTCGTCGTTTCTCAATCCGCGGTCGATACGCCGCTTTCATAGGAGGTTCGTACCATGGCTCGTTATATCTGGAAGGGTGTCGCGGTTGCGCTGGGCGCGTTGGGGGCGGCGCAGGCCGTATCGGCGGTTACGAAGGCAAACCCCGGCGTCGCGACCTACGCGGGCACCGATCCGGCGAACGGCGACTATTTCGCCCTTACTGACGTGCAAGGCATGATCCAGCTTAACAACAAGATCGGCCGAGCTGCGAACGTCAACAGTGCGGGAAATACGCTCGAGCTCGAGGCCGAGAACACGTCCGCATACGATACGTTCGTATCGGGGAACCTGCAGCCGATTACCTTCAACATTTCCATGCAGTCGGGCGCGAACGTGACGGTTTCGGGCGGCGACTTTCGCTTCGTCGACTTCACGACCATTCACGACGACCAGGAAATTCAATTGCCCGGCCTGGCGTCGGCGTTGAATTTCTCGTTCGAATGCTTCTGGGACCCGGCCGATCCGGCGCTCGTGGCGCTGAAAGAGGCGTCGGACAATCAAACGCAGCTCGCGATGCGGATCACGTTCAAGGGTGGCGCGAAATACTTGCTGCTCGGCTATGTCGGCGCCACGTTGACCCCGACCGGCCAGGCGCAGGACGCGGTAAAAACGTCGGTGACGTTCACGGCGTTCGGTCGCTCCAAAGTGTTCACGAGCTGAGAGGCGCGCGCGTGGACGCAAAAGAACTCGAGCGCCGGCTCGAAGAGGCGCGGACCTTCGATCATTCGATCGGGAGCGTTACGTATCGAATGCGGATGCCGCCGCGCATTCACCAGGGGCGAGCGCTGGCCGCTATGCGCGAGCTGGTGCAGCTCGGCGATGGTGCGCCCGAGTCGGGCGAGAAGCTTCTCGAGGTCGTCGCGCCGCACGTCGTCGGCATCGTCGGCGCGACGAGTGCAGACGTCTGCATTTCCGGCGAGCCGCTGCCGCTCGAGGACTCCGCGGCATCGGCGCGCCTGGTGCTTTCGGAGAAGCTCGAGCATGCCGCGCTCCTCGCCGGTGTGCTCTCAAAGCGGATCGTCGAGCGAAATGCAGCGCTGCAGGCCGACCGAAAAAACTAAGCGAGCGGCTCGCGCACGAGTATGCGCGCGAGTCGCTCGTCGGAATCGGGTTGCCCGAGGAGTCGGTCGACGCAATGGCGCCCGACCTCAACGAATCATGCGACGAGGCGTTGACCGTGTGGTCGGTTATGGGGGGCTGGTTCCCGGAGCGGCTCCCGGTCGTGCTGGCGCTGCTCGGCGTGGAGCGTGTCGACGGGCTCCTCGATCGATTGCTCGCCATCCGAGCGGAAATAGCAGAGCAGGAACGGGAGCGGCGAGCCGATGAGCGACCCCAAACTTAAAATAACGGCGACCGATGAGACGCGCGCGGCGTTCGCGTCCGTTGCGTCGAACCTCGATCGACTCAAGGGTTCGGCGCTTACACTGAAAGCTGGAATCGCCGGCCTCGCGACGTCGATCGCGGGGCTCGCCATCGTCCAGCAATTCCGCGCGGCGATCGACGCCGCGGACCAGCTCGACGAGCTCTCGCAGAAAGTCGGGATTAGCGCCGAAACGATTTCGTCGCTCGGCCTGGCGATCAAGCTCGGCGGGACCGACCTCGAGGGGTTTACATCCGGGCTTAAAAAGCTGTCGATCAACATGGTCGAGGCGCAGCGCGGCGCCGGCGACGCCGCCGACGCGTTCAAGGCGCTGGGCGTCAATGTCGAGAGTAGTCCGGGGCAGCTCAAATCGGTCGACGATGTGCTGCTCGAGATTGCAGAGAAGTTCGACCAGACGGCAGACGGGGCGAATAAAACCGCGCTGGCCGTTGCGATCTTCGGGAAGGCGGGCGCCGACCTGGTGCCGTTTCTCAATCAAGGGCGCGAGGGGATCGCGGCGCTACGCGAGGAGGCGAAGCGCCTCGGGCTTGTCATCAGCAGCGACACGGCGGCCGCGGCCGGGCAACTAAAAGACAATATCGACATTCTCGCCGAGTCGGCCAAGCGCACGACGAACCAGCTCGTCGAGGCCTTGCTGCCGGCCCTGGTTCGGATTACCGATCAAATGCGGCTCGGCGCGCAGCAGGGCGGATTCTTCGCCGGCATCCTCGCTGGACTGCGCGAATCGTTGATCCAGACGTTCGGCACCAGTACCGCGCAGGAGCTCGACCAGGTCACGCGCGCGATCGCGCAGGCGACAACGCGCGCGGCCGAGCTCGAGGCCGAAACATCGAAGCCGCGGCGTCGGGGAAGCTTGCGATTGCTGTTGCCGCGCGACGAGGAGCTCGCGCGCGTCCGTGAGACGATCGACCAGCTCAAGCAGCGATCGCTCGAGCTGCAGGAACTATTGCGGTTCGAGACGCCGGGCGGGTTGAACGCCGGCATTCCGCAGATCAAGCCGCAGGCGCCGGCGCTGCCGAAGAAACCGTCGGGCGACAAGCCGAACGACGATTTCGAGTCGACGCTAAAGGGTTTGAAGCAGCAGATCGAAGCGACGGAAGCGCTCACCGAGTTCGAGCGCATCCTCGCGGGGATCGAGTCGGGGCGGATCAAGCTCGCGGCCGATCCGGCGATCGCGCAAAGCCAGCGCGAGCAGCTCGAGCGGGCGGCCGCGCAGCTCGACCTCGTGCGCGAGGACAAAGCGCTACGCGAAGAGGTCGCGCGCGTCCTCGAGGAGAACGCCAAGGCGCAGGCCGAAACGCAACGCAGGGAAGCCGAGGCGCTCAACGCTGCGCGCGATCGCTATCTCGACTTGATCGATCCCGTTCAGAAATACCGCCAGCAACTCGAGGAGGTCAGGACGCTGCTCGGAAAGGGGCTGCTTTCGGACGACCAGGCCTTCAGGGCGTTCGAGGCGCTGCAGAAACAGATCGACGGCATCAACGACGACATCAAAGAGCAGCAGTCGCTCGCGCGCGATCTTGGGTTGACTTTCTCGAGCGCGTTCGAAGATGCCGTCACGGCGGGCGCGAGCTTCCGCGACATCCTCGGAGGTATCGAAAAGGACCTGCTACGGCTCGGCACACGCAAGCTTATTACCGAGCCGGTCGGGAAGTGGTTCGAGGGGCTGCTCGGGAGTGCCGGCGGCCTGTTCGGCGGTGGCAATAGCGCGAGCTCGGTCGGGTATCAAAACAGTTTCGACAATCCGTTGACCGGCGGCGGTGGCGGTAGTGGCGGCCTTTTCTCGGGGCTCTTTTCGGGGATCGCAAACCTCCTCGGGTTTGCGAACGGGGGGAGCTTCACGGTCGGCGGCGCCGGCGGCGTCGACTCGCAGGTCGTCGCCTTTCGCGCGACGCCAGGCGAGCGCGTCGACGTCACGCCGCCAGGCCGGGCCGCCGGCGGGGGTTCGCCGGTTAACGTCATCATCAACATGCCGCCGAACGTCACGCGCGATACGGTCATGCAGGCCGCCGCCCGGTTCGGCCAGGTCGCGCAACTTGCCTTGAGGCGCAACCGATGAGCTTTATCGAGTCTCCGAGGTTCCCCGATCGACTGGGCTATGGCGCCCTCGGTGGGCCGCAATTCCTAACCGATATCGTGATTCTCGAAAGCGGACACGAGTCGCGCAATCCGACCTGGTCGATCGAGCGCAGGCGGTACGACCTGGTCCACGCGGCGAAGACGGCGACGCAGCTCGCCGAAATGCGCGCGTTCTTTCTGGCGATCGCGAAGGGCCGTGCCTACGGTTTCCGGTTTCGCGATTGGGCCGACTACCTGGCGAACACGACCGACGGGCTTCTCGGGGCGGGTGTCGGGACGGGGCTCCCGACCTATCAGCTCGTGAAGCGCTACACGTCCGGCGCCACGTATCACGATCGCGTCATCAATAAGCCGGTTCCGAGCAGTGTCACGGCGTACCGAAACGCCGGCGCGCTAACGTATGGAAGCCTGGCGGGGCAGATCGCGCTCGACACGACGACGGGGCTCGTCACGTTTGAGCCGGATGCAACGCAGAACGCCGTGAGCATCACCGTCGGCGCCTCGACGCAAGTGCAATTCGCGACAAGTCCGGGCGGATTGATCGCCGGCAAAAAGCTTTACCTCGCCGACTTCGCCGGCGCCGACGCGGCGCTGGTGAACGGCCGCGCGCATACGATCCTCGGCATATCGGGCTCGGGGCCGTTAACGTTGACGCTCGACACGAACACGGCCGGTAAGACGATCACGCTCGGCAGCGGCAAGGGGAAGAAGTATCCGCAGGCCGACGACGTGTTGACCTGGGCGGGGCAATTCGACGTGCCGGTGCGGTTCGACTCTGACGAGTTCATGGTTCGGATCGTCGACAAGGGGCCGGCCTATCAATTCGAGTCGATTCCGTTGATCGAGGTCCGCGTATGAAAACGATCGGCGCGGCCCTAAAGGCGCACCTCGCCGGCGAAGTGACGACGATCGCGACGCTTTGGAAGGTCACGCGCACCGACGGAGCCGTATACGGCTTCACCGATCACGATCGCGCGCTCGAGCTCGACGGGGTGACTTACGAGGCGGCGTCGGGCATGACGGCAAGCGCGGTCGAGTCCTCGGCGTCGCTCGCCGTGCCGAACGGCGAGGTCGAGGGCGTCCTCGACTCGTCGAGCCTGAACGAGGCCGACCTGCTCGCGGGCAAATGGGACTTCGCGCGCGTCGACGTGTTCCAGGTCAACTATTCGGACCTCACGCAAGGCACGCTCAAGCTTCGGCGCGGTTGGCTTGGTGAGATCCGCACGACGCGCGGCGGGTTTACCGCCGAGCTCCGCGGCATGATGCAGGCGTTGCAGCAGTCGATCGGCCGCATCGTCGCGCCGGCCTGCGATGCGGACGTCGGCGACGCGCGATGCGGTGTTGATCTATCGACGTTCCCGAATGGCACGGTCGCGACGACTGTTACAAGCGCGGCGAGTCAACGCGTTTTCACGGCCTCGGCGCTCTCGCAGGCCGCCGGCTGGTTCAACGGCGGAAAGGTCCTGTTTTCCAGCGGTGCGAACGACGGCGTCGCCATGGAAGTAAAGACCTTTGCCGGCGGCGTCGTCGAGCTCGTCCTGCCGATGCCTGGTGCGATCGCGCCGGGCGATGCGTTCACGATCACGGCCGGCTGCGATAAGACGCTCGCGACCTGCAAGGCGAAATTCGCGAACGCGATCAACTTCCGCGGCTTTCCTCACTTGCCGGGAATCGACAGGATGATAAGCGGGACATGAGCACCGATCGCGCAATGATCCTCGAGCGGGCGCGAGAGTACCTCGGGACGCCGTTCGAACATGAGGGGCGATGCAAGGGCGTCGGCGTCGACTGCGCCGGCCTGGTGATATGCGTCGCGCGCGAGCTCGGGCTTTCGTCGTTCGATATCCGGGGTTATTCGCGGCAGCCGAACCCGGCCGAGTTCCGTCGGCATCTGCGCGAGCAGATGGCCGAAAAGGCCTTCGCGTCGGCGGCGCCTGGTGACGTGCTCTCGTTCGCGTTCGTGAAAGAGCAGCATATCGGGATCGTGACGGCGCTCGAGCCGCTAACGTTGATTCACGCGTGGGAAAGCGCCGGCCAGGTCGTCGAGCATGTCCTCGATCGCGTATGGCGCGCCCGCGTGCGGGGCTGCTTCGCCTTTCCGGGGGGCGAGTAAATGGCCGTCCTGGCGTTTGCCGCAGCGGGCGCATTGATCGCGCCGGCGGGCTATGCGGCGATCGGCTGGTCGATCGGTGCGCTTGTCGGGCAGACGCTATTCCCGACGAAGCTTCCCGACCAGAACGTCGAGGGGCCGCGGCTATCCGATCTTAGAGTGCAGACGTCGGCTTATGGTCAGATGGTGCCGATCGTCGGCGGGACGATGCGAATCGCCGGGAATCTCATATGGGCGAAGCCGGTCCGCGAGGTGACGAAGACGCAGTCGCAGAACGTCGGCGGCGGCGGAAAGGGCGGCGGCGGCGGGCAGACGGTCAATCAAACGACATATTCGTATTTCGCCGACTTTGCGGTGCTTCTTTGCGAAGGGCCGATCGCCGCGGTTCGGAAGATTTGGATTAACGGCGAGCTGAAATACAACGTCGCCGCGGATGCAAGCGCCGAAACGATCTTCGCGTCGGCGCTCACGGCGACGTCGGTCCGGCTGTATGTGGGCGACGAGCTGCAGGAGCAAGACGCGCTCATAGCGGCCGACGTCGGCGTCGACCATTGTCCCGCGTACCGCGGTTATGCGTACCTGGTCGTCGAGGGCATGGACGTTACGCAATACAGCGGCCGGCCGCCGCAGATGGAATTTGAGATCGTTGTCGATGGCACGACGTCGCCGACGCTCGAGGTCACGTCGGGCGCGGCCGCTTCGACTACGTCCGTCGTCACAATGTCGCCGCTGCCGGTGCTCGGCCGCGGCGGTAACGTCTGGGCGCAGGGGGCGGTTTCGAATACGGCCGTTCGACTCGGCTTCTATTCGAATGGCGTGCGTAACACCTACACGCGCCCGACCTGGGGTTATATCCCGTTCGGGATCGGTCCGACGGGCGAGGCGGTATACGGGAACTATGGCGGATACTTCGGATTCCTTCGTGATGACGGGTCCGTGACCGAGTACAGCGGGGCGCCTGGCATTTTGGGGAGCAATGGCGTCGCGTTCGATTCTGCGACGACCGGGTTCGCGCAGGGGGACAGCTCGTCGGGTGCGAACTTCTATCGCTTCGGCCTCGATCAAAATTCGATGACGGTTAGCGAAACGCTGCTAACCGCTGCGCGTTCGGTTCGTCTTTTCTCGAATGCATGTGGCATCGCCGGGCGATGCTACGTATACGGCGCGTCGACATTCGGGCACGAGGTCGGGTACGTCACGAGCGGGAACGCAAAGGTCCTGCTTTTCTCAGGCACGCAGTACGCCGCGGCCGGGCTTCTCGTGTCGAGCGACGGCTATCTATGGATGGCGCGCGAATCGACCGGGACGGACGTCGAGAAGCGCACGGCCGACGGGGTCCTCGTCTTTTCGGTGCCTATTCCGGTCGGTGCGGCCGCAAGGCTGTTCGAGGGCGCCGACGGGTATATATGGGCATGGGTGAGTGCCGGCGCGATATACGGAATTCACCCGGCGACGGGCGAGATCGAGTACACGTCCGAGAATACCGGGACGGCGACGCCGCTCGGCTTCACCGACGACAATCGGCTCGTTCTTATTTCCTCGTCGGGCGGGACGATCTACTTTCACGAAATGGAGCGGTTGCCGCGTGTGACCGCGGGCAGTGTCGATCGGGCCGACTTCGTCGAGTCGCTGCTAGAGCGCGTCGGGATTGGCGCCGGCGACGTCGACCTCGCCGACCTGGCCGGCGAGCTGCGCGGGTACGCGATCGCGCGGCGCGATTCGGTGCGCAATGGCGTGCAGCCGCTACTATTGGCCGCGGGCGTCGACTTGATCGAAAGCGACGACAAAATTCGCGCAGTCGCTCGAGGCGGGGCGCCGGTGGTCGTGATTCCCGAGGGCGACCTCGCCGCGCGTTCGTTCGGCGCCGATCCGCCGCCAACGGTGCCCAATGTGCGGCGGTTGGAAACCGAGCTGCCTCGGGAGGTTTCCGTTCGATACATCGATGCGGACGCCGACTATGCCATCGGCACGCAGTATGCGCGGCGCCTCACGGGGCAGAGTCAGAACGTACAGACGATCGACCTTCCGGTCGTGCTAACGGCGCAGGAAGCCGCGGCGATCGCCGAGCGTGTGCTCTATGAATCGTGGGTAAGCCGGACCGCGCAAGACTTGGTCCTTTCTCGCAAGTATGCATGGCTCGATCCGGCCGACGTGATCCAGGTCGAAGCCGCGGCGGCGACCTATACGCTTCGGCTCGCCGACGCGAACTATTCGGGCGGCGTGCTCAAGATCCACACGGAAACGCAGGACGTCGACGTCTACACGTCGGCGGCCGTAGGTGCGGGACTTCCGACGCCATCGGCCGACGTCGGGCCGGCTGGCCCGACCGAGCTCCGGCTGCTCGACATTCCGCTATTGCGTGATGCGGACGAGGGGCCGGGCTTCTATGCGGCCGCGGCCGGTTACTACTCGGGATGGCGCGGCGCCGAGCTTTGGTACAGCGTCGACCAGGGCGCGACGTACACGCGATCGCAAACCGCATTCCTCGCTGCGTCCGTCATGGGCTCGGCGCTCTCGGTGCTGCCGAACTTCCTCGGCGGGAATGTCGTCGACGAGCTCTCGACGCTCGACGTCCAGGTATTCGGCGGGGCGCTTGCAAGTATCAGCGACGAGCAGTTTCTCGCCGGGTCGTTCGCGATCCTGGTCGGCGGCGAGATCCTGCTTTGTCGCGATGCCACGTTGACGGCGCCGGGAAAGTATCGCCTTTCGACGTTCCTCCGCGCTCGAGGCGGGACGGAGCAATACCTTTCGACGCATGCGATCGGCGAAGCCGTCGTCGTGCTCTCGCTCGATGCGCTCAAGCGCGTCGGGTCGACGGCTGGCGAAATTGGGCTCGAGCGCACGTATAAGGCGCCCGGCTTCGGGCAGGCGCTCGTCGATGCGAGCGCGATCGAGTTCACCGACTCGGGCGTGAGCCTAAAGCCGCTCGCGCCGGTTCACTTGGCCGGCGGTCGCAATGCGTCGGGGGATGTGCTCGGGACCTTTGTCCGTCGGACCCGGATCGGTGGCGAGTGGCGGGACTATGTCGACGCGCAGCTCGGCGAGGCCTCGGAGGCATACGAGGTCGATATCTATACGAATTCGACCTATTCGACGGTGAAGCGAACGCTAACCGGCTTGAGCTCGCCGGCGTTCACGTACACGAGCGCGCAGCAGGTGAGCGACTTCGGGTTGAACCAGTCCGTCGTCTATGTGCGGGTGTATCAAGTTTCCGCGGTCGTCGGCCGCGGCTTTGCATGCCAGGGGGCTATCTAATGTCGGACTCGACGCAACACCTTGCAACGCTCACGGCGAACCAGGCGAGCAAGGAAGTTACCGCGAATGCCTTGTTCGCTGCGATGTCGAAAGGCGCGCTATTCGGGATTCGGACGATCGTCGCGCTTACGCTGCATTACTACGGCGACCGGATTTACATCAACGGCGCGGCTACGAACATTCCCGACGCGACCTTTCGCGGGTCGATCGCCCTCACCGACGCGGCGACGAATTACGTCGAGGTCGATCGCGCCGGCGTCGTCTCGAAGAACACGACCGGCTTTAGTGCCGACAAGGCGCCGCTATGGAAGCTCGTCGCGTCCGGCGGCGCTGTCACGAGTTACGAGGACCATCGCGACCCGATGGTGCTCGCGCGGTTGTTCTTCGCGCAGGCGGCGCAGGCCATGGCCGACGCGAACAAGACGCTCACGCTCGCGCAGGCGCTTTGCCATAGCGTCGAGTTGACCGGGGCGCTTACGGCTTTGCGGGATGTGATCGTGCCGACCGTGCGTCGTCAGTGGACGATATTCGCGAACACGACGGGCGGCTTCGGGGTTCGGGTCAAGACGTCGGCCGGTTCCGGCATCACGGTTGCCGACGGTAAGCGCGCGATCCTCGAGTGCGACGGGACGAACGTCGTCCGCGTGACGCCGGACGTTTGACCATGTCGCAACCGTTGCCCGACTGGATCGTGATTTCGCCCGTCGCGGCGCTTGCTGGCGCCGTCGGTGCGATTCTGTCGCTTCGTTCCCTCGAGGCGCTCACGCCGCGGGGCCGCGTCGCTGCGGTCCTGGGCGGCTTCGTGTGCGCCGTGTTTCTAACCGGGCTTTGTGTCGATTGGCTGCACGCTTTTACGGGCTGGCAGTTCCTCAAGACAACGCGCGGCGAGGCCGGCGTCGCATTCTGTCTCGGATTGTTCGGCCTATCGGCGTGCGGTGAAGTGCAAAAGCTTGTGCCGGCGGCGCGCGAAGCGCTCGCGAACCGATGGGGGAAGCAATGATTGTCGACCTATTGACGGCGGCGACGAGCGCGATCGCCGCGATCCTGCTCGTTTGCATGCTGCAGGTCGAGTTTCGACGTTCTTCGATGCCGTTTCGCTGGGCCGTGAAGGCGCTCGCGGCAAGCCTGCTCGCGGCGGCGTTCCTGCCTTGGATACCTGGGCCGGGCGCCGACGTCGTAAACGGGGCCGTGCATGTGGCGCTCGTCGCCGTGCTCGGCCTGGTGCGTTGGCGTCAATTGAAAACGGGGAGGTGTGGCGCGCGATGAAACTCTCGGAGCATTTCACGCTTGAGGAGGCGACCGTATCGGAGACGGCCGCCCGAATGGGCATCGACAATTCGCCAGACGAGGCGATGCTCGAGGAGCTGCGCAAGACCGCGGCTTTTATGGAAGGCGTCCGGGCGATGCTTGGAAAGCCGATCCTCGTTACGAGCTGGTATCGCTGCCCGGAGCTCGAGCGCGTTGTCGCGAACATCGCGCCAGGTCGGCCGCTATCTGGTCATCATCCGCGGGGCGGTGCTGTCGACTTTATTTGCCCCGGCTTTGGCTCTCCTTATGTTGTGGCACGGCAGCTCGCATCCGCGGTCGATCGCCTGGGCGTCGGGCAGCTTATTTACGAGTTTGGGCGGTGGGTGCATATCAGTCGGCTGCCGGTGCCGAATCCGATCAATCGGGTTATCACGATCGATACGGCCGGCGTTCGGGTCGGGATTTGTCAATGAACGTGCTCGCCTGGGGTGCCGCAAACTGGCGGCCGCTCTTAGTCTTAGGGCTGGTCCTGGCCCTGGGGGGTTGGGGCTTATGGGAGCGCGGCAACGCTGCCGGCGCGCGCGCCGAGCTCGCGGAGTTTCGCGCGGCATACTTGCTGCTCGCTGAAAAGGTGAAGGACCAGAACGCCGCCGTCGAGGCCTGGCGGAAAACGGCGAATGCGGCCGCCAGGAACGCCGCTACGGCGCGCGCGACGGCGGCGGAAGCCTCTCGCCGCGCCGAGCAGCTCGCCGGGCGCCTGGCGGGCTTACAGGGGCCGCCGGCGCAAGCCTCGGCCGAGGAGCAGCTCGAATCGATCGCGCTGTTACTGCGCGAGGCGCGGCGGTGACCAGGCGGCCGGATCTTACGAAATGTCGTAGCTTACGAATGATCGTAAGCTGCGCCGGCCTAGTGGCGGGCTGCTCGAGCTCGCCGCGGGTGCCTGACGAGGTTCGGGTTCCGGTCCCGGTCCCGTGCGTCGACGTTCTGCCGGCGCGGCCGATGCTGACGTTCGAGGAGCTCGCCGCGGCGCCCGTGTTCGACCAGGTTCGCGGGTTGATTGTCGATCGCGCCCGGTTGATCGTCGCCGTCGACGAGCTGCGAGCGCAGCTCGAGGCCTGTCGCCGGCTGCCGGTGGATCAATGAAGGTTCGTGCGTTTCGGGCCGGGTTGTGTTTCGGCATTGGCGCGGGCGCCGGCCTGGTCGGCGGTTTTCTGGTCGCGCTGCATGTCGTCGAGTGGCTCGATCGCCGCGGCTTGAAGTGGCCGCCGAAGTGATCGCGTCGGCGCTCAAATCCGTCGAAAAGCCGGTCCCAAATTCGCCGCGCTCCCTGGGAAGCGAGGCCGTTTTTTCGCGCCATAGTTCGGGACCGAAACGCACTAAGGCGCTGATTGCTAATGATTTTGGTGATATTTCGTAATCAGTAGGTCGCGAGTTCGAGTCCCGCCAACAGCACCAAAAAATCAAGGGCTTAGGGTAATATCCCTAAGCCCTTATCGTTTTGTGTAGACCGCATGTAGACGATGCGGTCCGTACGAGCGGTAGTTTGAAGCGAAATCCTTCATTGCCCGTGCTTGCGTGATTACGGGGGCCGCCCAATCAGGTCCGTGCGATTTGGGGTGGGTACTTCTACTTCTGGATCGTGGCTTCGGGGTCACCGGGTGTGTTGACCAGCAAAGCTATCTCTGGTTTTAAGGATTCTCCTGCTCCTCTAAACTTCAGTCATTGCTGGCACGCAGGAAACGGATACTCGCATGCCGTCGCGTATCACTAAATACAGAGTATTCATTGCCACCCCGGGCGGCCTGGAGACGATAAGGCACGATTTTCGAGCTACGATCGATGAATACAACAAACTAGAGGCTGTGGGTGGCGAATTCGTAGTCAAGCGGCGATCGGAGTTTGGAATAGTCCGTGACAATGCGGGCGCCATACGTAGGAGCTGAGCACGGCGGGGGCGGGTGGCGCAATGCCAGCGCATTGCGCCGGCATGGCGCCGTCGAGCGAGCGTTGGACGCGGAATTCGTTGTAATAATCCCGGAATGCGTCGAGCTTGCGCGTCAGGTCGACCGAGTTCCAGAAGAACAGCCGATCGAGATACTCGCGGCGGATAGTGCCGATCAGCCGTTCGATGAAAGGATGGGAAGTCGGTTCATAGGGTACCGACTTGATCTCATCGATCTCGAGGACGCGCAAGTTGGCGAGCCAGCGGTGGAAGCGGAAGAGTGGGTCGTGATCGGTGCTGAGGTGTTTTGGGCGGGGTTGGCCAGAAACAGCTTGATTGAACATCCGACATACGGTCACGCCGTCGATGTGCTCTCGGGCGACGCCAAAGCCGATGATTCGGCGGGTGAAGACGTCCATGACCACGAGCACCCAGTAGCTTCGAAGCAGGATCGATTCGCAGCGAAACAGATCCACGCTCCAGAGACTGTCCTTGGATTGGGCAATCAACGTCAACCAGGATGAGCCACTCGAACTACCACCACCGGGCCGGTAGTGCTTTGCCAGGACGCGCCGAACGACATCCTTGTCGAGCTCGACGCCGAAGGCCAGAGAGATCTGCTGAGCAATGCGCACGCAACCGAATCGCGGGTTGCGCACCTTCATCTCGACGATTGCGGCAATGAGCTCAGGGGAGGGGCCTTTCGGACCGGGCTTACGGCGATGGCCTGTGGACGAGAAGAGAATCCGGTACTTGCG